AACAACGACATCGCCGACCTCTGCCACCATAACCACAAGTGGCAGTGCCTCAGCTCGTATTGACATCTACCAGCAGACCTACGCTAACAACCTTGTCGGAGTCGAATACATCTCTGAGCCAGCTTGGTTGCAGTTCAACACCAATGCAGTAGCCAGCATCGAACCAGGCAGATTTGGTTGGAACGCTGACCAAGAAACAGTAGCCCTTGGGCTTGACGATGATGTGAACATCAACCTTGGTCAAGATCAAGTCATAAGAGTAAAGAACAACAGCAACTCGGTTGCCATCCCAAAGTTTAGATTGGTAATGTTTGCCGGTGCTACTGGCGATACTGTCAAGGTCAGCCCTGCCATTACTAACGGCTCAGTGCCTCACGAATACATGGTTGGTATCACAGCCGAGGTTATCCCTGCTGACGGCTTTGGCTTTGTCAAGACCGAGGGTGTTCTGCAAAATGTCAACACTGCTGCTTACCAGCTAGGCACAATTCTTTGGGCAGACCCAGCTAATCCAGGTCTACTAACAGCAACCAAACCAGAGGCACCAAACCTAAAGCTTCCTATTGCTGCTGTCACTAGAGTCCAGCAAAGCTCAGGCCGAGTCCTGGTTCGCATGACTACTGGCTTGACACTAAGCGAGATTCACGATGTGCAGACTAACGGCAAGACCGATGGCGATGCACTTCTCTGGGATGCACCTAACAACCGCTGGACTAACGGCGTGGTTTATGGTGAGCCAACAACTTTATCGGTGGGAACTGTCAGCAGTGGAACAGCAGCAGCTGTCACTGTCAGCGGATCTGCACCTTCACAATCTCTAAGCTTTGTTTTGCCCAAGGGCGATAAAGGCGATACTGGTGCCACAGGTGCTACTGGAGCAACTGGACCTACTGGAACCCAAGGTGTAAAGGGTGACACAGGTGACACAGGACCAACAGGATCTACAGGACCAAAGGGCGATAAGGGCGATACCGGCAACACTGGCTCAACTGGACCGGCTGGTGCAACTGGCCCTGCTGGGGCTAAAGGCGACACTGGTGACGCTGGGCCTCAAGGTGCTACCGGAGCGACTGGACCGGCTGGCGATACTGGTCCGGCTGGGGCTACTGGTGCTACTGGGGCTCAAGGTCCACAAGGCGACAAGGGCGATAAAGGCGACACCGGAGATACTGGGCCAGCAGGTGCAACAGGACCAACAGGACCAACTGGACCCGAAGGACCAACAGGACCAACTGGCCCGACAGGTGCAACCGGAGCTACCGGAGCCACAGGTGCAACAGGCCCATCGGGAGTAGTCGCTGCTACCTCACCAATTCTTTATGACTCAGGAACTCAAACAGTCAGCATAGATGTAAACGCTGGCGGTATAACAATCAACGGAACCGCTGTTGCACTCGGTGGCACCATAACAGTAAATGCGAGGCTTGCCTAATGCCCTACTTCATCTCAGACAACACCGATTGCCCTGACTGGGCAGTAGTTAAAGAGGATGGCTCAGTCGTATCTTGCCAAGACTCAAAGCAGTCAGCCATTGACCAGATGATCGCACTATCCCTAGCTGAGGAACTTGAGCCTGGTGGCGAGCTAAGAGCCTTACCTGACAACTACAGACCAGCCCTAGCCGAGAATGTCCCAGAGGGTCGAGCTTGTGGCAACTGTTTCTTTTTCAACGAGGAAAAAATCAACGAGGCTGGCGACAAAGCTTGGTGTGAGCGTTGGGATGACTTTGTTGATGGCGGCTTCTACTGCAACGCTTGGGAGCCTAACGAGGATGAGGACATGGGTGAGGTCAGAGCCGCACCTGACGCACTAACTGTTGGTGACTTTGTTTCTTGGAACTCATCCGGTGGCAGAGCTAGAGGCAAGATTGAGCGTATTGTCCGAGATGGTCAGATAAATGTGCCAGACACAGACTTTACAATTACAGGCACCGAGGATGACCCTGCTGCCCTGATTGTTGTTTACCGAGAACTGTCAGACGGCTGGCGTGAAACCGACACACAGGTTGGGCACAAGTTTTCTACCCTGACCCTTATTGACGATCTACCCTTGTCCGAGGAAAGAGCCATCAACCAAGAGGCCCCTGCTTACATGAGGGCAGCAGCTCGGCGTGGACTTGAGTATTACGAGGAAGGTCTGGCTGGCGATGGTGTCACACCTGGCACTATTCGAGAAGCTAGAGCAATGGCAGAAGGCACAGTCAGCGATGACAAGTGGATACGCATTGCCGCTTGGATTGCCAGACACCTTGTAGATCTAGATAGCCCAGATGCAGACCCAGACTCAGACAACTATCCCTCAGCCGGTGTTGTTGCTCACCTGCTTTGGGGATCAGGTCCATCTAAGCGAGCTGCACAACGGACCAAGGACTACGCTGATTCAGTTGTTGCTAGAATCAGAGCAGAGGAAACTAACAGCATGGATGACAAGAACAAGTGGCTAGATGTGGCGAGAGCCATTGCCCTAAAGATTGACGGCCCAAAGGCTAATGAGCCAGAGGTCAGAACTAACAGCGTTGAGTTTGAAGTCAGGGCTGAGGGCGATGGCATGACCTTTACCGGCTATGCATCTGTGTTCAACAGTCCATCACAAGACCTTGGTGGCTTCATTGAGTATGTTGCTCCAGGTGCTTTCAAGCGTTCCCTACAATCTCGCAATGAAGTCAAGCTACTTTGGAACCATGACGCAGGTGAGCCACTTGCATCACTACGAGGTGGCAGTATGCAACTTGTCGAGGATGAGCGTGGTCTAAAGGTCACAGCTTCCTTGCCACAGACTTCCAGAGGGCGTGATGTTGCTGAGTTGCTTCGCACTAAGGTAATTGACTCAATGAGCTTTGGTTTCAATGTCATCAAAGATACTTGGTCAAGAGATGGTCAGACTCGCACCCTAGATTCAGTCAGACTATTCGAGGTGTCTATCGTTAGCTTCCCAGCCTATGAGGCAACAACAGCTCAGGTACGCTCACAGCCAACCATCAACCCTGACCAGCTTGCCGATGCCCTGCTCAAGCTAGAGTCCGGTGAGGAACTAGACGAGCCAAGTGCAACCCTGATTACCGAGGTAGTCAACAAGCTAAAAGCCAATCCAGGGGTTGAGGAAGTTATTGACAACGGCCTTGACTTGCTGGACCTAAAGAAAAAGCAATTTGACCTACTACTGAAAAGGATCTAATCATGGCAACCAAAGATGAAATCAAAGCAGCCCTACTAAAGGCAGCCGGCAACCCATCAACAGGTATCATTAGAGATCTAGCCGATGACTTTGCTCAGGCAGTCTGGGAGCTAGACAACACAAACGCAAACAACCCAGCCAAAGAAGTTAGGGTTGTTGACGCAAAAGAAACTCGCTAACTAGTTTCTTTGCCCCAGCTCGGCCCCCTTCCTGAGCTGGGGTTTTTTTCTGCCTATAAACTTGTGAGTAGCAGTTGAGTGTAAGCACCGCTGTGTCTGTTGAGTGTCAGCACCGCAGGAAACCCTAATCAACTAACTAACAGGAGAATCATGTCAGACTTTATCAAGTCACAGATGGATGCTCGCAACAACCTCATCGCTCAGGCGAGAGAAGTCCTAGACTTCGCAGAGGCTGAAAAGCGTGGACTATCCGCAGAAGAAAACCAGAAGATTGCCCGTATCGAAGCTGACATCGACTCAGCCGACACAGCCATCTCAACCGCTCGCTCAATCTCTGAGCGTGAGGCTCGTGCAGCAGAGGCAGCCGCTTCCTTCACACCACAGGCATCAGCACCAGCTAACACTGACGCTGACATCCTTCGCTCAATCGCTACCGGTGAAATCCGTGGCTACGAGTTCGCTCGTGAAAACAGAACTCTAGTTCCATCAGCTAACACTGTTGGCCAGAGCTTCTTTGACCAGGTATTCCAGATTGCCCAGCTAGTTGGCCCAATGCTAACTGTGTCTGAGGTATTCAACACAACCTCTGGCGAGAACCTAGTTATCCCAACTGTCACAGCTACCTCAACATCAGGATCAGTTGCAGCAGCAGGAACCATCTCAGAGTCCAACCCAACCTTCGCATCCATCACCCTTGGTGCTGAGAAGTACGGTGCTCTAGTTCAGGTCGCACAGGAACTTGTTTCTGACGCTGGCTTTAACATCACTAGCTACATTGCACAGCAGCTTGGAACCTCACTTGGCCTAAAGGTCAACGATGTTCTAACCACAAAGCTATCCGGTGCTGCTGGTTCAGTAGTTCGTGGAACCGCTACCAACTTTGCTGCTTCATACGAGGACTTGATTGACCTTGTATACGGCATCGCTGATGGTGCTCGTGTTCTACCTGGACTTGGTTTCCAGATGAGCAAGACCGGTATCGCAGCTGCTCGTAAGCTAAAGGATGAGTCTGGTGCTTACATCTGGACCGACTCAGCAGTACCAGGACAGCCAGCAACCTTGCTTGGCTACCCAGTGTACGAGAACCCAAATGTTGCTGCTGTTGGAACTGCTGCTAAGTCAGTATTGTTCGGACACCTACCATCATTCAAGGTTCGCGTTGCAGGTGGAATGAGAGTTGACCAGTCAACCGACTTCGCTTTCAACACTGACACTGTCACCTACCGAGGCCTAATGCGAGTTGATGGTGGACTAACCCACGCAACTCACATCGGTTTCTACCAGGGTAAGTAATTAGCCCTAGCTAAATAAGCTGACAAGCCCCAAGCGTGTAGGTTCGCTTGGGGCTTGTCTTTTGCTAGGATTATGGCAACAAAGGGAGAAACCTACATGAGCAAGACCAAAAGAAAACTAAAGGGCACTGTCACTGTCTTTAGCAATTCGCCAGGACAGCCAACCGGTTATGGCCAAGCTACCGATGCCCTAGTCAAACTTCTGAAGCGTGATGGTGCCAATGTTGCATCTCTGTCTAACTATGGACATGAAGGCATCAACACGATCTACCACACCGAGTACGGCGAGATTCCAATCTATGCTAGAGGCTCAGAAGCCTACTCAAACGATGTGACCCCAGCTCATCACAAGCATTGGAAAGCACTTAACGCTGACCAGCCTGACTTGATGATTACCCTTTACGATGTCTGGGTTCTAAATGCTAAGGGCTTTGACACAATCCCTATTGCAAGCTGGACACCTGTTGACCATAATCCAATTCCACCAGGTGTATTGAAGTGGCTACAAAAGGAAAATGTCACCCCCCTTGCAATGAGCAAGTTTGGGCTAGACCAGATAAACAAGGCAGGTGTTGAGGGTCACTACATCCCTCACAGCATTGACACCAAGGTGTTCAAATACACAGACAAGATTGACGGCTTGCCAGTTGACAAATACATGGGCTTTGAGAATGGCCGCTTTGTAGTTGGCATGAACGCTGCTAACAAGGCATCAGGTATCTTGCACCGCAAAGCCTACTCAGAGAACATGATGGCCTTTGCAATGTTCGCTCGCAAGCACCCAGATGCCATGCTTTACATCCACGCAGATGCCAGCTCACCTCATGGCTGGAACCTGATGGCACTTGGGCAGTTGCTCGGTATCCCTATTGACAACATGACCTTCCCTGACCCACTTGCCTACCGCTACGGAATGCCACAATCTACCCTTGCAGGGATCTACTCAAGCTGGGATGTGATGCTTGCTACCAGCTATGGCGAGGGCTTTGGTATCCCAACAGTCGAGGCTCAAGCCTGTGGTGTGCCAGTTATTGTAAGCAAGTTTGCTGCCAGTCCTGAGCTAGTCGGGGATGGTTGGGCAGTAGCAGGTCAGCCACTCTACGATCCAGCCCAGCACTCATTCTGGACAATCCCTTCGGTGCCAGAGATAGTAGAAGCATTAGAACAGGCCTATGCCAAGGGCAAGAATAAGTCACCCAAGGCAGTTGAGTTTGCACAAAACTTTGACCATGAGAAGGTCTGGCAAGAGAACTGGATGCCGGTGCTAAAGAAACTACTCAAGTGATTGCCTGGATAAGCCACCACCTGCCCGAGAACTTTGGGGGCAAGCTAGTCGGTGGGGCTGAGATGACCGATGCAACCCTGCTGGCTGATGCCCCTGTTGAGGTCAAAACCTTCCTGCCTCACCAGTGGAAAGATGCGATGGACTATGACCAGATAGTTATTACCGGCACAGACTTACTTACACCTTTTTCAATGTTGCAACTTGCAAAGAAAAAACCTGTTGTTGCTATTCACCATGAGCAAACACAGAACGAGCACCGAGCAACCCTGATCAACTCATCCAGACTGTTTATGGCTCGGACCCCTAGACACCTAGAGCTAGAGCTTGAGTGGACAACACCTAAGTCAAGCACCTGGGTCACTGCACCCCTAGACATTACAGAGATAACTCAAAAGCCAAAAGAGTCCTTTGCTTTGTGGGCTGCAAGGATGCACCCCCAGAAGGGGCCAGTCGAGGCTCAAGCTTGGGCAGATCAACAGGGCATACCTCTAGTGATGATGACCGACAAGCCAAGGGCTGAGGTACTAGAAACTATGAGCAGAGCCAAGCACTTTGTATTTTTACCCAATGGCTTTGATGCCGAGCCAAGGGCTGTCATCGAGGCAGTCCTATCGGGTTGCCAGGTACACACAAACGAGCTTGCTGGCATTACATCGGTTCCTAATTGGCGTGATCCACAAGTATTGAGAGAGCTTGTCATCGGCTCCAAGACTAAGTTTTGGGATAGAGTTTTAGCATGATTGCAGTCCTGATACCCACACTAAACAGACCCCACAGAGTTGCCGAGATAGTTGCCAACCTAAAAGACACAGCACCAGAGGCAGTTCCTTACTTCATCATCGAGGAACATGACACAGCTACCGCTGAGGCTATTGAAGCCATTGGCACTAATAAAGTCATAAACAAAAGAGCTGCATCTTATGCAGGGGCAATCAACACAGCAGTAAAAGAAACCAAAGAGCCTTACATCCTGATGGCAGCAGATGACTTGGTATTCAAGCAGGGCTGGTCACACC